TTCAAAGGATGAAATTGAACTTACTGTCCTACATGAAATAGTACATTCTATATTCCAAACTGGACAATATATGAGTTGTGATAATGATGAACCATTAGTAGAATGGACTGCAAGATGTTTAAAAGCCTTAAAAGAACAGCATATTATATAGTCAATAGTTAAACTTTCATAAATAATAGTCTTAGATTTGGATATATCATTTATTTTTTGTATGTTTGCACCAGAATTAGAACTATACATCTAATTTCTCCTCCAAAGAAGTCCCTTGCAGAAGTTCAGGCTTTGGAGCTGACAGGGTAGTAATCCACTTCTCCCATAAATAGGGAGCTTATATAAAGGCTGGTATGCCTGTGGATGAGGTGAAAATCCTGCTAAAAAATGCCTTGATTATAAGTTACAGTAGCACACCTATGTATATGAGAAAAGGTTGAGGGTAAAGTGCTCTTGGGGATTAACCGCCTGTAATGAAGTATCATGGTAGGGGTACTGGAAACTTTACTCTGGCAGAGAACCAATCTGCTCAAGGGATTGTTATACACTTTAAAAAACAAACAAATATATGAAAAGAGTTATTGAAGAAGTTATAAAGAATGTAAACATTGTCAAGTGTGAAGGTGCTATCTGTGTGTCAGTTAATAGTAATGACAGGAGATACTATGCACAAGGAGTTAGCTCAAGAATGTTGGATGTAAAGAGATATAAGGTATGAATAAACTAAAAAGTAGTTTGCTTTGGCTGTGGCAGTTACCACAGAATTTGTGTGGTATAATCTATAGGTCTATATCTAAAGATAATAGAATATGTGTTATAGAGAATGATGACTCAAGAAGTGTAGGTGCTAAAGTATATTTACAAAGAGCTAAGGGTGGTGTAACTCTTGGAAAATATGTGTTTATTAATCAAGATTACACTGACAAGGAAGCAGTTATAAAACATGAATGTGGTCATGTAAAACAGAGTAAGATACTTGGTCCTTTATATTTATTAGTTATTGGTATTCCCTCTATACTACATGCCTGGCTTAATAATTATATTGGATGTTGTTGGAAGAATGGAAAATACAATTATTATCATTTTTATACTGAAAAATGGGCTAATAAGTTGATGGGTATTGAATCTTGAATTAAGATTCAACCCCATTATCTTAATTCACTTCTGGAGTATTTTCGTACTATCTTGAAAATAATTAGTGAAAGATTTGCATATCTCAAATATTTGACTTATCTTTGCATCATGATTAGAAGATAAGAACATTGTTCCATAGTATAATGGTTATTACACCTGATTTTGGCTCAAGTAATGTAGGTTCAATTCCTGCTGGAACAACAATAAATGCCCTGTTGGTGTAATGGAAGCACAAGACTCTTCTAAAGTTTTAGATAAGGTTCGAGTCCTTAATGGGGTACTTTTGAAGGTGGATTTTTTTTTTGTTTCATGATTTTTAAAGAGTGGACTATCTGGTCTGTGAAGATAGGATAGTCAAAATGGTGGGTTGGACAAATTGGTTAAGTCACTGCCCTTTCAAGGCAGTCATTAGGGGTTCAAATCCCCTACCCATTACAAAATAGTCTATGTAGCTTAATGGTTAAAGTGCTGCACTGTCAATGCAGAGAACAGGGTTCAATTCCCTCATAGACTGCCCTGAACTAAGTCCTATCTCAAAGAGTTGAGTAGGCAAATGGAGAGATAACTCAGTGGGACTGGGACTTGTCTTGAAAACAAAGTGGTCATTTATTTGACTGGGGGTCGGGACCTCATTTCTCCGCATTATGATACAGATATTTAGAAAACAAGGTTGGTGTCTCAACCCTAATGATAAGATAGTGAATGCTATCTTGAAAAGATGTGAGATTAATAATGGTGAGTGTCCCTGTCATAATACAGGAGAGGATAAGAAATGTCCATGTTCTGATTATAGAGAACATGATACTTGTCATTGTGGACTTTATTTGAAGCTGGAGGATTAACCCTAATGGTAAGGGAACTGTTTGCTAAACAGTGAGTAGTCTGAAAGGATGTATAGGTTCAAATCCTATATCCTCCGCAATATAGAGTAGTTGGGTAATTGGTCAACCCCCTGCATTTGGGATGCAGAAATTGGAAGTTCGAGTCTTCTCTACTCTACAAATGGGTCATGTAGTGTAATTGGCTAACACATCACATTTGCACTGTGAAGTTGGGGTTCAAGTCCCACATGTATCCACTGTTTCATGTTTTCATAATGTTTGTTTTTTTTTTACAGGTATTGGGCACACCTTAAGTGTCCTACACTGCTCCTTAGTTCAGTGGTTTAGAATAGTTCCCTTACAAGGAAAAGGTCATTAGTTCGATTCCTCATGGGGGAACAAATATAATGGGTATGTTTGAAAATGCAATAAATAGTAAGAAACAAGGAGATATTGGGATGTGTTATGCAATAGCTTATTTTTCTAAAATGGGTTATACTGTAAATATCCCAATAACAGACTCTCAAGATTATGATTTAATCATAGATAGAGAAGGCAAATTACTTAAGGTTCAAGTAAAGACTACTAAATTTAAGATTAGAGATGGAGTATATTAAGTATCCTTAAAGACATGTGGTGGAAATAGAAGTGGTCAAACTATAAAGAACTTTAATGAGAATGGAAGTGATTTACTATTTGTCCTAACAGATGAAGGAACAACATACTTAATACCTAAAGAAGATATACACTCTAATACTTGTATTAACCTTAATACTACTTTAGAAGAATATAGAGTTTATCTATAATGGGAGTACTGCTCTGATGGTGGAAGGGCACAGGTCTGTAAAACCTGCACATAAGAAACTCAGTAAGTTCGACTCTTACTACTCCCACTTTTATAAGCAAAGTTAATTCTCAGACATGCCATCAGTCAAGGGAATCAGCTCATTGCAAGAGCAATACAAGTTAGCACTTATAAAGATGGCAAATGGAAACTTAGCAAAGGTGGTCTATGCGGGGGACTGAAAATCCTTAGATAATGGTTCAACTCCATTAGTTTCCACAGCTTATAATGCCCCTTTGGTGGAATTTGGTAGACACTCTGGATTTAGGCTCCAGTGCGAAGTAATAGTAGTGTAAGAGTTCGAGTCTCTTAGGGGGTACAAAAAAAAAATATGCAGATTTACTTGCATATATAAATTATAATACATATCTTTGTAACATCAAATTAAAACAACATGATAGATACATTTGGAGATAATCTGTTAGAAGGTTTTGAATATGAATCTCCTTCACATGAAGGAAATCAATTTAAAGACTTTCTATGTGTACTTGAAGGATTCAAGACTAAGTTTAAGAATCTTCATTGGTCAGCATATAGTAATTCAATCCATGTAAGAATTGATGAACTTATTGATGAAATATCTGATTATCAAGATATTCTTGCAGAAGAAGTTCAAGGTATTCAAGGACAGCTTGAACCAAACTTCCTTAAGGGAACTAACTTTGATTTCACTTGTCCTCATGAAGCAATTGATAATCTGATAAGTAGAACTGATACCTTCTACACTAAATTACCTCAGTCTTCTAACTTTGCTGGAGTTAGAAGTGAGTGTGAAGCCTTCATTACTAACCTTCATAAGTATAAGTACTTGTTTGAATTATGTAGAAAAGGTGCAATGGATTAAGATAGCCCCATAGTCCAATGGTCAAGAGACAGTAGGTTTAAGCCCTATCCAGTGATAGGGCTCGACTCCCTCTGGGGTTACTATGCTTCTTTAATATAAAGGTTATTATGCTTCACTTGTAATGAAGTTATATAGGTTCGATTCCTATAAGAAGCTCAACAAGTTACTAAAAGCTGTCATTCATACAGTGAGAGAGTAACATCCTATGCTACTATGAATACCTTATGGTGTAGATGATAGGAGGTTCCAGCTAAGCTGAGACTGGAGAAGTTAGAGTACCAATAGCAAATCTCTAACAAATGCAGGTATAGTATAAAGGTTAGTACAATAGACTTCCAATCTTTTGGTGAGAGTTCGATTCTCTCTATCTGCTCTATACATCGTGGGATAGTGTAATGGTAACATGCAAGGCTCATAACCTTGAGACAGTAATTGTTTATGGTAGTTCGACTCTACCTCCCGCAACTAAGTTAAAGTGAATAATATGGAAAAGGAGAAGACATTAATCACTTGTATTATAGGCTCTACAGTTAGAGAAGTAATCAAGCAAGCTCGAGAGCTTGAAATTAGAAGAGAAGATATAGTAAGTATGTTTCCTTTAGGAGGGCAGATTTACTTAGTATTTTATGAGTAAAAACAACTGGCATTATGGAAGAGAAGAAGACAAAAGAACCTCAGTACAATGAATCTAAGATGATGTTACAGCTTGCTGTTTATAGTGCTGTTGGTAAATACAAGAGTATTAGGAGAGCTATCAGAAGGGGTCATGTAGTATCTTGGGGAGAAGAAGTCCCAAAGAGACCTTTCAATAATAGAAAGAGGACCTGTGGTAGGGAGTTACAGATTACTAAAGAGAAGATTTATGGAGAACTTAAGTATAGAAACCAAGCCAGTTGAGCTTGAGACTCCCAAGGAAGAATATAATAATATACCTGTTGTATATTGTAAGCATTGTCTATCATTAGCAATAAGAAACTCAGATGGCATAGATTACTGTGACAAATGTGGTGGAACTGAAACTGGTGAGGCACACATACATGAATGGGAGAAAATGTATGCACAGAAGTATGGAGGAAATTATGTAAACAGATAATAAAGATGGAAGAGAAGAATAACATGAAAGTTGTAAATGGAGGCAAAGACACTCCAGAAGTGAGAAAGCTAAGTTATGAAGAACTGGAGAATACTGCACATCAGTTGTCTGAACAAAGTAGACAGTTATATATGCAGAATCAGAAGTTAAGTAAGGCTTTACAAGAAACTAATCTTGCTAACTTCTATGAAAGATTGAAGTGGCTATGGACAGTAATTACTTCTACTACACCTTATATCTCAGAAGAGTTCAAGCATAAGTGTGGTGCAGAATTTGAAGTACTAATGACTCAGCCTGAACAAGAACCTGAGGAAGAAGTAAAGGAAGGAGAATAAACTATGGCTAAGCAAGTGGATTCAATAGTTAGGATTCCTTGCAAGGTAGATGGTAAGTTCTTTAGATATTGGTTCGAGTTTCTCACCCCATTCCATAATCTCACTGAAAGAGAGATGGATGTCATAACATCCTTTGTGAAGCAAAGATATGAGCTTAGTAAGATTATAAAGGATAATGAGATACTTGATAAGGTTACTATGAGTGAAGATACTAAGAAGAAAGTAAGGGAAGAGTGTGATATATCTCTTCCTCACTTTCAGGTCATCATGGGCAAGTTAAGAAAGAATAAGGTCATCATTGATGGGAAAATAAACCCAAGATACATTCCATCAGTAGATGAAGAGAATGGTTCATTCAAGATGATGTTATTATTTGATTTCTCATGATATACTCAGAAGCAATAAAACAGGTATCCATAGAACTTGGATTACCACCACAAGTGGTGAAGGAAGCCTATGAGTCCTTTTGGACTTTTATTAGAAATAACATCAAAGCCTTGCCTCTAAAGGAAGACCTAAGCAAAGAGGAGTTTGATAAGTTGAGAACCAATTTCAATGTCCCATCATTAGGTAAATTATCCTGTACCTATGATAGGTTTATAGGAATCAAGAAAAGATTAAAATATTTAAATAAGCTAAAAGATGATTACAACAATAAAGAAGGTGAAGCCCATGTTCAATAACATGGTAGTCACTTTAAATAAATATCCTGCTGACCTAAAGACTACTGGTGGTATTATAGATAGTACCAGAGCTGGTTCAGTAAAAGAATATCAGACAGTAGTAGCTGTTGGACCGATGGTTAGGGGTATTGAAGTAGGAGATATAGTATATATCAATCCAAAAAGATATGCAGTAATGCAACATAAACCCGGCTCATTGCAAGATGGTGTTATTAAAGATAATCCTGTAGTAGGATATAAGTTTGACATCATAGAGATTGATGGAGTTGAACACATGATGATTCAAGATGGAGATGTAAAATTTGTAGCAGAGATTGAGGAATTTGAAGAAAATCCTACTATTGTTACAGGACCACAACTTATAGTATAAATATAAGCCTGAGCCTATCAAAGGCTTGGGCTTTTTTAGTTTTAAGCAGTATGAGATTATTCAAAAGAGATGGTTATAATCTGGTTATATCTGATGAAGCCTATGCTTTAAAGGCATTCAGACAGATATGGAATAGAGATAAATCTCTCTCAAAAGAGAGAGCTATTACAGAGCTTGGATATTGTTACTTTATGGAGGACTCCAGAAGTGATTACAAATATATAATAGATGAACAGGAGAGGAAAGAGGCTATTAAGCAGGGTGAAGGTATGAAAGATAACTGGGAACCTGATACTACTGTGAAAGAAGCTCAAGCACTATATGCAAGTTTTAAGACTACTTCTGAGCTATTACTTGATGATACAAGAATGCTTGTTGATAAGTATAGAATGAAGTTAAGGAGTATGGACTTAACTGAACTTGATATAAAAGAGACTAAGGAATTAGGTGCTATTATTAAACTTATACCATCAATGGTTAAGGACTTAGATGAAGCTGAAAGAGCTATTGCTAAGGAATTATCACAGAATGATAAGGTAAGAGGAGCACAGGAAAAAGCAATATATGAGGACCTCTAACCCATTGTATATTAGATACTTATGAATAATAAATTTATAGTGTATTCCCATGTAAATAAGATAACTAATGTTACTTATATTGGAGTTACAAAGAGAAAACCAAAACTCAGATGGGCTAATGGTTTTGGATATAAAAACAACCCTTACTTCTGGAGAGCCATAGTAAAATATGGATGGGAGGGATTTACTCACAATATATTACACTCTAACCTCTCAAAAGAAGAAGCTCTTAATATAGAGGAAAATCTTATAGCTCATTATAAAAGTCTTAGTCTCTCTTATAATATTTCTGATGGAAAAGACTATGCAGGAGGTTTGAGAAGAAGACCTATAAAGGTATATACACTCAATGGAGAACTAATCAGTAATTGTGAATCAATTCACCAAGCCTCTATAAAATTTAATGTATCTGAATCTGGAATATATTATTGTGCTTCATTATTTGGAGGCACTACTAAGTGGAAAGATTATATTTTTCTATTTGAAGATGATAATATAGAGGATAGATTGGATTATATTTTAAGGTTTCATAGGAAGGCTTCAAATAGGAGAAGTATTATTATGAAATCCCTTGATGGAAGCATCACAAAAGAATTTGAATCACTAACAGAAGCAGCATGTTATATAAATGCAAAATCAATAGGAAATATAACTGAGTGTTGTAAAGGAAATAAGAAATCCTATTTAGGATACATGTTTAATTATAAATAATTATGGAAATAAATGATATAGTAGAAGGACTTAATGTATATTATGAAGGCTTTCCTAATAGAAGAAAGGGATACTTTGTATTACATAAAATAGTGGATACTAACCCTGTAGTTAAGTCACAGAAGACTTATAGAATGCAAGTATGGTTTGTAAGTAAGAGTGAAAAGATACCTGCATTTGGTACTCAGTACTCTAATAGAATTGTTACTGATGCAGAAGAAACTAAAGCTCTTTCCCTCCTAACCACTTCTATTACCAAATCTCTTCTGGAGTATATTAATAAGCAAGATTTTAAGGAGTTATGCAATGATTCAAATGAATAAATATCAGACTGAGCTTACTGAGGAACTAATGAATACCCTTCCTCAGGAGGTTCAGGAACAGTTACTTGAGACTCTTACTACAGTAGAGTTTGTCAAGAGACTTATATCCCCCAACAGACCTTATGCAAGGGACTTACCAAGAGATGAAAAGGGTAGGATTATAGTAGATATTACTAATCCACACATTATTGAGGATGCTGATTATTTCAGGCAACCAGCCCTACATTTCTTGAAGTATGGGTGCTACACATTCTTAAAACCTAATAGTAATCCTAATTCTGAGTTCAGGAAACACTGGGATGAAGAGAAGAGAAGATGCTATGAAGGTTATGTAAGAGAATCAGATGGAGAATGGGTTACAGGCTTTAACTATTGGTTCATGAACTATTGTCCTATGATGGTTAATAAACTGGTAGAAGGAAGAAAGAAAGCTATCAGAACTGAGGCTTTTCCTTTCTTCTTTGAGGGTATATATTGGAGATTCCATTACCTATGGCAAGCAAGAGAGGGAGGTAAACATGCTATTGAATTAGCAAAGAGAGGATGTGCTAAGTCTTATAGCTTAGCAGCAATTATGAGCCATAACCTTATACTCGGAGAGAGTGAAGAATCCAATAGAAGGGTTATTACAGTACTTACAGCTTATCAAAAGGAATATCTGAAAGATGATAAGGATGGTACTCTATCTAAGTTCAAGCCTTCAATTAACTTTAGCTTTGCTAATACTCCTTTCCCACATCTTATGTTAAAGAACTCTCCTAATGAGATGTCTTGGCAAATGGGTTATAAGGATGAATATGGTGTAGAGAAAGGTTCTCTGAATCAAGTACTTGCTGTATCTGCAAAGGATGATAGTGAGAAGTTGAGAGGTAAGAGAGGTTGGATTTTATTTGAGGAAATGGGTTCTTTCAAAGGATTGCTTTCTCTTTATGATATTACCAGAAAGTCTGTAGAGGATGGTGACTATACTTTTGCTACTATGTACCTTGTAGGTACTGCTGCTGAGAGTGAGTCTGACTTTAGTTCAGCTAAGACTTTGCTTTATAACCCAGATGGTTATAATATATTGTCTATAGATAATGTATTTGACAGACCAAAGCAAGGTAAACCTAAGTTTGGTTTCTTCTTTCCCTCATATATTAATAGGGCAGGATGTTATAATAAGGATGGTGTATCAGATGTGGTTAAGGCTTTAATTGAGATTCTTATTGCAAGATATAAGGCTAAATATAGTGCTGACCCCAAATCAGTATTAAGAGTAATTGCTGAGGACCCTATCACACCAGCAGAAGCTATTATTAAAGTTAAGGCAGCATACTTTCCTATTACTGCTCTTACAGAAAGATTAAGTCAATTAGACCAAGATATACATGCTTATGATGATGTGTATGTAGGTAAATTGGTACAGAATAGTAATGGAGTAGAATTTACCCCAACCAGTGATATACCTATCAGGAAGTTTGGAGTAGAGAATGATACTCCGGGTGCTGTGGAAATCTTTGAAATGCCAGAGAAAGATAGAAATGGAAAGGTTCCCCACACAAGATATATTATTGGTCATGACCCTGTAGATAATGACCAAGCTGAATCTTCCTCTCTCTCTTCTACCTTTGTTCTTGACTTATGGACTGATAAGATTGTAGCTGAGTACACTGGTAGGCAATCATTTGCAGATGATAACTTTGAGATAGTAAGATTACTGTGTCTGTTCTATAATGCAAAGTGTCTGTATGAATCAAATAAGAAGGGTATATTTGCTTACTTTAGTAAGATGAATTGTACTCACTTACTGGCTGATACTCCAGAGTTCTTAAGAGACAAACAGTTGATTAAGTATAGTTCATTTGGTTCTAATGCTAAGGGTGTTAATGCCTCAGCAGCTATTAATGCTTATGCTAATAATCTTATAAGAGACTGGCTAATGAAGCCTGTAACTATTATACAGAATGTTGATGGAGAGGATGTAGAAGTAACAGTTTATAACCTTAACTTCTTAAGAAACAGAGCATTAATTGAAGAGTTAATTGCATTTAACCCAGAGATAAATGTGGATAGAATTAGGGCATTAGGTATGGTTATGTTATATAGAGAGGAGAAGATGGTCCTATATCAAGGAAACCCTTCAAGAGACTCAGAAGAAGTGCCAAAGGATTATTTAGGGAATGATAAGTTCTTTACTGAGAATTACAGGGTAGTACAAGCCCCTTTCCAGAAACCCAGTAAATTTAGTACAGAAGATGCAATTAGATAAACAAATCACTTATGTGCTTGACTAAATGGACTTTTTTACTTACTTTTGCAGCATGGAAGAAAGAAAGTATATAGTATATATTCATAAGAATAAAATAAATGGAAAAGTATATGTGGGTATAACCCACTATACTAATCCTGAGAAGAGGTGGGGTTATGGTTATCGTGGCAATCCCTACTTTCAGTCAGCTATAAGTAAGTATGGCTGGAATAATTTTGAACATATAATCCTATTCAAAAATATTAATAAAGAGTTAGCCTGTAGAGAAGAACAGCTACTAATTAGTAGATATAAAAAGAAAGGGATATGTTATAATATAGCTAATGGAGGAGAGGGTTCAGAAGCAATGTCTGAGGAAATCAAAGAGAAATTAAGGAAGTATAAAGGTCCTTTAACTTCCCAGTATGGGAAGAAACATTCCCCTGAAAGGATACAACAACAAAGAGAAATAGCTAAAAACCTTTGGAAAACTCAAAGAGAAAAGAGATTAAAAGAATTATTAAAGTATGGTTTTAAATCAGGAACTTCTCACCCAAATTATGGTAAAACCCCATCTCAGGATATAATAGAAAAGATAAGGATAAGTTTATCTAAACCTGTGTTAATGATAGATAAAAATACAAATGAGATACTTAAAGAATTTAACTCAACTACAGAAGCAGAAACATTTTTAAATGCAAAAGGTCACCATGTTAGCTGCTGCTGTAATCATAAAAGAAAGACAGCTTATGGCTACAAATGGAGATATAAAGAAAGGAGGGAATAATGGATGATTTAAATTTCCCAAGGCAAATGTTGCCTTTTAGCAAAAAAACAAAGGAATGGAGAAAGAGGTGTGTTACTTGGGCTTCACAGAAAACCTTTTTTAATTACAGCCTTGTAAGAAAATCTGTTATTCATAAAAAAATAAATTATGATTTATTAAATGGGAGACTTCATATGAGTGATATGGAGTTGATATTAAATCCTGACAATATAAAAGCTGCCTATATACCAGACAGAATTTCCCACTTCCCAATAATGAACAGTAAATTAAATGTACTTAGAGGTGAGGAAAGTAAGAGAGTATTTGATTTTAAGGTTGTAGTAACTAACCCAAATGCTATCTCAGAAATAGAGGATAATAAGAAGAATGAGCTATTACAAAGGCTTCAAGAAATGATAACTGACACCTCAATATCTGAGGATGAATACAATATCAAACTTGAGAAACTAAATGACTATTATACCTATGAATGGCAGGATATAAGAGAGGTAAGAGCAAATGAATTGCTTAACCATTATATCAAGGAATATGATATTCCTCTTATATTCAATAATGGTTTCATGGATGCAATGACATGTGGTGAGGAAATCTATCAATGTGATATTGTAGGTGGAGAACCAGTCATTGAGAGAGTGAACCCATTAAAGATTAGGATATTCAAGTCTGGGTACAGTAATAAGGTGGAAGATGCTGACATGATAATCCTTGAGGATTATTGGTCTCCAGGTAGAGTAATAGATACATATTATGATGTATTATCTCCAAAGGACATAAAGTATATTGAAACTATGCCTGATTACATAGGTCAGGGAGCTGTTGACCAGATGGATAATATTGATGAAAGATATGGATTTGTTAATCAGAATATGATTGGTGATGAAATAACTGTTAGAGATGGAACCTATTTCTTTGACCCAGCTAATCTATTTACAGAAGGTATTGCAAATTCACTCCTTCCTTATGACTTGGCAGGTAATCTTAGAGTGCTGAGATTATACTGGAAATCAAAGAGGAAGATACTTAAGGTTAAATCTTATGACCCTGAAACTGGTGAGGAAGAATGGAACTTCTACCCTGAGAATTATGTAGTAAATAAGGAAGCAGGAGAAGAAGTACAATCATTCTGGGTTAATGAAGCATGGGAAGGAACCATGATTGGCAATGAAATATTTGTCAATATGAGACCAAGATTGATTCAATATAACAGGTTGAATAATCCTTCAAGATGTCACTTTGGTATTGTAGGTTCAATCTACAATCTTAATGATAGTAGACCTTTCAGTTTAGTGGATATGATGAAGCCATATAACTATTTATATGATGCTATTCATGATAGATTAAATAAGGCTATTGCTTCAAACTGGGGTTCTATCTTAGAGCTTGACTTATCTAAAGTTCCTAAAGGATGGGATGTTGGTAAGTGGATGTACTATGCAAGAGTAAACCATATTGCAGTTATAGATAGTTTCAAGGAAGGTACTATAGGAGCCTCTACAGGTAAGCTGGCAGGTGCTCTTAATAATGCTGGAAAGGGAATGATTGAGACTAATATAGGTAACTATATTCAGCAACAGATTAACCTTCTTGAGTTTATTAAGATGGAAATGTCTGAGGTTGCAGGTATATCTAAGCAAAGAGAGGGTCAGGTTTCATCAAGGGAAACTGTAGGTGGAGTTGAGAGGGCTACTCTTCAATCAAGTCATATTACTGAGTGGTTATTTACTATCCATGATGATGTAAAGAAAAGAGCTTTAGAGTGCTTCTTAGAGACTGCAAAGGTAGCTTTAAAGGGAAGAAACAAGAAGTTCCAGTATATATTATCAGATACATCTACAAGAGTAATGGAGATTGATGGTGATGAGTTTGCTGAGGCTGATTATGGTTTAGTTGTAGATAACAGTAATGGAACCCAAGAGCTTCAACAGAAGTTAGATACTTTGGCTCAGGCTGCATTACAGACTCAAACTTTATCATTCTCTACTATCACTAAGCTCTATACATCTTCAAGTTTAGCTGAAAAGCAAAGACTTATTGAGAAAGATGAAAAGCAGATTAGAGAAAGACAAGCACAGGCTCAGAAAGAACAACTTGAAGCTCAACAACAAATAGCTGCCATGCAGCAACAACAGAAAGAGGCGGAACTTCTCCAGAAGGAAGAAGCTAATATAAGGGATAACTCCACTAAGCTTCAAATAGCCATGCTGACAAAGGATGGAGATATTGATGATGGAATTAATGTAGAATATTCTCAAGAGGCTAAAGATAAGCTTCTTGAACAGATAAGAGAGTTTGATGAGAAACTTAAACTTGATAGGGACAAATTAAAGCTGGATAAAAAGAAAGCTGAAACTGATGCAAGTATAAAGAGACAAGCTCTAAGAAAAAGAAGTAGTACAACTAATAAATAAAAGATATGAAGACAATAAGAACTTTAGTAGTAAGTCCAAATGCTCCTGATACCAACTCAATATGGTTATATAAGGGCACAATGAAATACTTTAATAATGGAGTGTGGACCACTATAGGAGGAGATAATAATGGTGGAGGGGATAATCCTAACATACAAAGTAAAATACTTGATGTTAATATTACAGAAGACCAATTTACTCAGATATTAAATGGTCAGTCAGTAGCTATTAGACTTGAAGAAGCAGATTCAAGCTATGATGTTATAGCTGTTAGAGTAGGAAATTATAGTTATTTTCTTGGAAGAACAATACAAGCTAATGGCACTGCAAGATATGCAACTGAGACTATTACAGTAGAAGAAGGTTCTCCTGTTATGAACCAAGTACAAGCATTGGTAACTAAAGGTGTTATATCACTGTCTGCTAATTTCATAGGTTTAGCTCCTGAAATAGTTAAGCTTGAAATAGGAGACAGCAATGAGATAAAGGCTTATAACTTGTCACAATTAAAGAGTGGGTTCTTCTTTACTCAACTTGATTATGGCTATGGAGTAGGTACTTGGCAGTCTTCCACTGGAGGTTTTGCTCATGTCACTACAGCTTATGGTAATGAGGTATTTTATACTATAGGTGCAGATGGTTCTATAGTCAAGGATGAGGACTATATTAAACCTAATGAGCCTTACACAATTCAGTTAGAGTCAAGTCAGATAGGAACTCCTATAGATGATATTACTGCAAGTCATGTGTTAAAATGTGGTGAAATTATTATAGACGGTTCTACTGGACCTGTAACCTATACAAGAAGTGTAGATTCTACTGCTTCTGCTATTTATTTTACAAGTAGCAAAAAGGATGATACACTACAGGTATTGACTTATACAGTATCCAATAAAACTATTACTTCATCTGTAGCTACCCAGAGATATACACTACCTTTAGCTGCTACTGGAACAAGGGGAGGTGTTAAGGTAGGATTTACTCAAACAGGCAAAAAATATCCTGTACAACTTGATGCAGAGAAAGCTTATGTAGAAGTTCCTTGGACTGACACTAAGTATACTCTTCCTGCTGCAACTAAGACTACATTAGGAGGTGTAAAGGCAGGAACTAATATTGCAACTTTGGCTGGAGATGCAGATTTAGCAACAGTGATTGGAACTGTAAATGGTATTCTTACACAATTAAGAGCTGCTGGAGTATTAATTTCATAAAGACTAAGATTATGTTTTTTACACAAGAAGATTATAGAAAAATAGAAAAGTGGCTCCTTGCAAACAGTAGGAAAGATACTGATTTTGTGGGAGCTGCAACTCCCCTTAAAGGAAATGAAACTGTAGTTCTTGTACAGAATGGTAAGAATGTTAATGTACTCTTGAAGGATTTGATAGAACAAATCTTTCTATTAGGAGTATCAGACTTTCTTAATGTTACAGATAAGTATGGTGAATCAAGAATTAGCCTTACTCAAGCTATTCAACTAATACCTTATAAGAGTAGAAAGATTGGTCAAGTTATTACCTTTCTTGATGAAGATGGAGAATGGAAACTATTTCAGTTTCAAGGAGAAAGAGTGAATCAATGGAATAATGCAACTTTATGGGTTGATTTAATTGAGAGAATACAAGGTATATCTATTATAGATAGTGAAGATATAACAGCTACTGTAGATAACTTGAATCAAACTTCCTTAACATTTGCAGATAAGAACTATAATACTACTGACTATTCAGGTTTAGGTAGAGTGTATCTTAGAAAGAATATACAGACTGTAGTTAATCCTAATACTGGGATAACTTATTCTACTAATTTCCTTACTCAAGCAATGTTGAGTAAGGAAAACACTATTTATATTATACAGTATGACTATAACTTAAATGGTCAAACTATCACTATTCCAAGTAGTTGTGTACTATTATTTGAAGGGGGTAGTATAAGTAATGGCAGTATTAATTTCAATAAATGTTCAATAGAAGGAGAATTTAAAATTAATAATATTATATTTACTGGGAACTTTATTAGTTCTGTAATAGCTCCTTCCACTAATACTAAAGAAGTTCTACAGTCTATTATAGATGCCAAAGATTTTACTTCCAACGAAGTATTAAC